TTTGAAGACAGTTTTCTTAGTAGAGCTGTCAACATATTCAACGCCCATAAAGACCCCAAGAGCAGGAACCGTACCACCGTTTGCATTACCAACAATATCAATCACACCCGCCGCTAGCGGAATGACTGGCGAATACTGATAAATAGCATTCGTATTGTTGGATGCGATCTCATACTGAGTCACACCAGTGGTGTTAGCCGCTGCACCATTGAGTCCAATTGGACGAAGACCAAAGGCAGTATCTTGGTTTGCCATATTCGTCTCCATTCAGTCCTATTTTTTAGGACCACCAAAGGTTACACGCGATTGACGATCAGCATTGCTGATCCTCATTGTAGAGTGAGAATTTTCCCGCATCATATCGTGATCCACGGCTTCCATTTGGTCTTGAGTCCTACCATCAAAGTAAGCACTCCGTTCCGCAACAGTCTCCAATGGGATACGAGCAAGAACTAATCCGCCAACTCCAAACACACCAGCATATTTACCTGAATCAACGACGGGGGCCTCAAAATCTGGGTACTCATCTTGGCGGACAAGTTCGTAGCCTTCGCGTAGACGCGCAGAAATGTTTTTCTGATCATCAAATCCACGAACTTCAGCCCTAATCCAACGATGCTTGTATCCATCGGGCGCAGGTGGTGCGTCTAGCATAGACGGGGGAGCCCAAGGCTTACGCCTTGTCTCTTTCTCCCTTGTCTTACTAGCACGGGAGCTACGATCAACGCCGGTAGACCTTGTTACTTCTATGTCAGACACTGATCTTACTCCTTTACGTACTTAGCATACTCTTCAAGAGGCACACCCAATTTCTTGGCTATAGCGACCTGAGAGGGGGTCAATTTGACCTTGCGGCGTCCAGATGTTTTAGCAGTCCTAGATGCCGAAGCTACCGTCTGAACGGGGCGGCTGCTCGACTGACTGGTTTTGTCAAACTCGTTGGGGAACTTGTCCACAAGTCGTCTGTCAAGCTCAGTATAGTAATCATCTGAGTTCGGGTCAAACCCTTCATTCTCAACAAGACGTTTATGTATACCAAAGGCCGCATAAGTCATGGCCTCATCCTTACCAAACCACTCATTGCGCTCCGCCCAATCCTCTGCTTTTGGATCAGGACGCTGTGGTTCGGAACGATTGTACTGCTGTTCAACAGGAGCAGCCTGTTCTTGCGCCGGTGGTTGGCGATCAAACTGCGCTTTTGCTTGGCGGGCGCGTTCTTTTGCGACACTTAACTGAGCCAGCCTTTCTTGTGCTTCAACGGCGGCATCCGTGTCACCAATAGACATAGCCTGTCGGAGTGCTGTCTTAGCTGTCTCAAGCTCTGACTCAACTCGCCCGGAATACTCTTGGACGTAACCCTCATCTAGGGTTCTCATCTTGGTTTTTAATTCGTCAGCTTCTTTTTTTACAGCTTCAGCATAAGCTAACGCATCTTTTTCACGGCGTTCCGCTTCACGTCTCAGTTTTGTAAGACGATCAATTCTTTTTTGAGAATCCGAAACTTGTTTTTCCTGTTGAGATGTTTCTTCTTGTGGCACCTCAACAGATGAGTCCTGTTCGCCCTCAACCTCTATTTCTACAGGCTCTTCCCTTGGCTCCGGCGAACCCGTATCAACGGACTTTTCTACGTCTTTATCTTCCATAAGATTTTCCATGATAGCTCTCAGTTATGAAGAATGTCTTCAGGGTCTAGTACAGTTGCCAGAATTTCGTCGTCATTAAGTATGCGGACTTCACCGCCCTCAATTTTAAAACGAGATCCTGCGTACCTAGCAAAGATCACCCAATCCCCCTCACGACACCACGGTCCATCGGGAAATTTCTGCTCTTCAGCATAGGCAAGAGCCCCTGCTTTCAAAACATAGCCTACTTGGGTGGATACCTCATTTTGCTGAACCGCTTGATCCGGCAAATAAATACCCCCGGCGGTCTTCGCTTTGCCTTTGTACGGCAAAACAAGAACCCTCCATCCGGTGGGTTGAGGCATTCTTTCAATAAGAGATTTATCAAGGAGAGTGGGGTCAAGAACCCTGTCTTTAGGGTCTACCCATGGTGTGGAAGTAACTTCCGCGGGCTGTATAGCCTCAGTCATCTATTAGCTCCTGTTTTTCTAGCAGGCTCTTGAGTTCCTGTTCAACGTATTCAAGACCGTCAATGTTTCCCATCAACCGCCCATAGTGTTCCATATCTTTAACACCGCCCGCCATTACAAGCTCTGTGACTTGTTCTTTTTTCTTTCGGACAATATCAAGAATGAACTGTGCGAGATTTATCTCATTCATATGAGATTTTTACTACTTCTTCCGAAACTTGTCCAGTCCTCGTATGCCTAATGCTGCGCTACATACGAGAAAAACCAGATATTGATACCAGTCCGGTAACTCATTCAATCTGTCAAAACCGTTCTTGACCACCTCTTCCATGCCCGGAACAAAGACCAGCACCACCGGAATCAACACGATTACGGTTACAATTTCGTCTTTGATGCTCGTTGTTGTGGCCTGCGCCATTATGATCTCCCACTTGGAGTCATGGGTGGCGGCGGTCTTCATAATCTCAGCTTTTGCTTCTGCCTCTGTCTGAGCAAGTGAGGCTTTTGCTTTTTGCTTAGATATCTGTCCTTCCAAGAAAGAGCCCGCAAGTGACGATAACGGTCCCAATAGAGCTTGAAACATGTGACTATTCCTTCTTAGTAAATTTTCACCAATTCAGGGTCTACTTGTCTAGGCACACAATATGCCGTCACCCTATCTTTTGCATCAATATATTCAGAAAAACCATAGTTGCCGTATCTTTTAGATATTTGTTCCGCAAAATAGTTACATTCAACTATAGAATAAAAATGCATGTTTCCGCTTTCTAGTTTGCGAAAATCACCGGTGCCTAAATAAACCATAAGCAAAAAGGCGTCGATCATTCACTTTCGCGCCATCCAAGCTGTGGTCCCCATATACGCCCCGACTATTCCCGCGCCGGAAATATAGAATAAACTACTGATTTCACTCAAAGCTTGTATGCGTTCTACTGACACCCATGGTGTAAACATCGCCGCCGTAAAAACACCCATGCCAATCAGTGTAAACCGCGCCATACGCAATTGAGCCAAGCTCTTTCGCAAATCACGTTCTGTCTCTCGTATTTCTTTGGCGTGTTCTAATTCTTCATCTGTGATTTCGCCGTCACCGTCGAGATCATACCGCGCATACTCTGTGCCTTCTTGGAACTTTTTGCTCATTTCTGACTGTCCCTCACCGCTTTTAAGGTTTCTTGCACCGTCATCTCTTTCTTAGCGTTTGGATCATACTTGCACTGATATTCAGAAGGAATAAATTCCAAATACTCAAATATCTGAGATTCAATAGTGTAGTTTTGCCCGCGGAACACACAAACTACCTGACGGTTGTCCATCTTTTCGCATTTAACTTTACGACAGGTTGTCATTTGTTCGGCGTTAGCAGTATGGGACTTTAATAACAGCACAAAAATAACCAAAGCTGTCGTGCCTACGGCTGCGGTAAGTACCCACGCCACGATTTCAACAAACTTTCGTCTACGCTCACGCTGGCGATACAATGTTTCTTTACGCCTTTTGCGTATTTGCCCTTCCATTGCTACAAGTTGATCCCATTTTGACTTACCCATAGTCAAAGAAATCCACTGTTGTAACTCGTAACGTTGTTGCTGCGCCTTCTGCTTGTTGGCAAAAGTCGTTATGGCTTCTTGCTCTACGCTTTGACCACCGAACAGTTTTTTAAATATAGGGGGGTTCTTTGCCTCTTTCTCCATCTGATCAAGGTCAGATAAAGCGCCCATCCATCTTGACAGGTCAGAGGCCATAGACTCAATGTCCCGGCCAATGGCGAAGCCCTTTTTAAGGGCTCCAAATGCCGCCGAAGCGGTTGCCATTGCAGATACCGGATCCATTTAATTTTTTACTCACAACCCATGTAGCTGCCACCTTTTGTGGCAGCACCCATGCCGCGAACAGTCATCTTCTTCATGCCCGTAGGGGTTTTTACTTCTTTTGCCCCGCCGTATGGAATACGACCCTGCTTGTCAATCTCCGCATACGGCTGTGCTTTTGGTGCCGCTGCAGGAGTATTGGTGACAATTTTTACCACGCTCATTCTACACTCCTTTGTTTCAAAAGTTCTCTTTCCATTGCCGCATTGATTCTAGATGCCGTCTGCTCTTCCTGACTTTGGATGCGTTCGTCAAACTGGCGAGACTTATCCATCATCTGAGCTTCTTTCAGGTTAAGCTCACGCTCTTCCATCATCTTGTCGTTCTCTTCCCTAACCGCATCTAGCTGCAGTTCCTGTTGTTTCAACTGAACTACAGGGTCTGGCTTGCCACCGCCGGACAACTGGCGACCAAGGTCTTGAACCGTCTTCATACCCTCTGCCATAAACTGCGCGGCCATGGCATCTAGCTGTATTTGCGCCTGCGGCGGCAACTGCTGCTCTTGACCGGTTAGACCAAGCTGCTGCATCGCCCGTTCGCGGGACTCAATCTGCACGTGCTGCATGACATGCTTCTGAAGCGCCACCGCTATAGAGGGGTTTGCTCCAACAAGAGGTGACCCGGCAAAGACCAAGTGCGCTAAAATGTGCGCCTGATGACTCTGCATTGGGAAGGCCATGAGTCGTACACCATCAAGGGCATCCATGTTCTCTTGCGCCGGGTCTTTCGGAACGGGCTGTACGGATTGCTCGTTCTTCAGATACTTGTCAATATCCCGAACACCCAAAGCCTCATACATGTCACGATACACTTCATACATGTTGTGCATCTGTGGAGCCTGTGCCGCTAACTGCATCTGCGTTTGAGCAAGTGCAATACGCTGCGCTTGTGAGAAAACATTAGGATTCGATACCGGGATCACGTCAATCCGGTCATCAAAATCCTTTGCTTTTACCGCCGCATCAACACCCTCCAAGGCATATGGATATACCGGCGGCAAACTCTCGCCCATTACCTTGGCAAGAAGCTTGAACTCTAAACGCATCGCATAATGCAGGCGTTTATGCACCGCACTCATTACACGAGAACCCTGCTCCATAAGGGCGATTGTAGTGCCTACAGCGGCCTGCTGGTTGCCATCCCCGACCTTCATGTCAGTTATGGTGGCAAACCGCCTTCCCGCGTCCACAACGAAGCCTAGAAGCTGAAAGAGCGTCTGGTCCGGCCCCTTGAACGGCAGCGGCATCAAGCTGTCACGGATAGCCCCGCCCGGCGCATCTACGTCCCTGAACTCACCCGGCTGCAGCGGATCGTCATCGTCCCTGATCCGTAGGCCGCGGGCCTTGAAGCCTGCAGGCAGGTTCGACAACGTACCCGCGTCAATCAACTGCCGCAGTGCCGCCGTCGCAGAACGAGACAAGCCACCAATGGTGTGAATCAAACCCAAACCGTAAAAACCAAAGCCCGGCAAGAACTTATAGTGAACAAAATACTGTATTTTCTTCTTGTCGGGGTCATCTTCGCGATAATTACGACGAATTGACAGAATTTGCCCGTTATCCTGACTAATCGTCACGACATAAGGCAATTTTATGCCTGTCGGCTCCCCGTCTTCACCCATATCCTCGAATCCTTCCAGATCCAAGTCTGCGTGACACTCCAACAATGTGCAATCATAGTCCACGGACGACGGTTCAATGCCCGTTATCCGGTTCAATTCGTCGGATAGATCGTCTGTGTCTGATTGTTGTGGCAAAACAGG